GTGGACACCTGAGTTGGAAAATGAAGAAAGAGCATCTTATGGAATGGAACCGCTTGATTTTAATGAGAAAGGACATATTATTGTTGATAGAATAAGCGCTCCTGTAAAGACAAAGAAAAAGACCACCCGCAAGAAAAGAAAAATGACTGCTGAGCAAAAAGCTGTATTAGTTGAAAGATTAAAGAAAGCAAGAGAAGCAAAGAAAGCAAAAGCAGCTAAATAATAGCATGGGTAAAGTAATTCCATTTCCGAACTCTAATACAAGTCCTGAGTTTGTTAGAAGCGAACAGGAAAGATTAGAGAACGTCAAAAAATATCAAATAGAACTTTGTCTTAGCACAAGCATTGAATTAACATACATGCTTCTTGATGAGATTGATGCAAGAGGTATTAGTCTAAAAGATAGCGAACAGGATCTTGATCAACATTTGTTAATGATAAGCGAGTCTGTTAAGGCATTAATGTTAAAGGCAAGTGGTATAAGACATCCTCTTCATAAAATTACAGAACAGATAGTAAATAAAGAAGAAGGCACTGTATTTGCGTCAGCATGGAAAAACAGTAACGTTGACCTCATAGAGTAAATATAGTATAATACCCCTTTAATAGGATTTTAGTTATGATTTTAGTTGATCTTAATCAAGTGATGATAAGCAATCTGATGGCACAGATCCACGGACGTGGTGATGTAGATGTCAGCGAGGACTTGTTACGTCATATGGTATTGAACTCTCTGCGAATGAACAGAGTTAAGTTCCATGAACAATATGGCGAGCTAGTTATATGTTGCGATGATACTAATAATTGGAGAAAGAAACTTTTTCCATACTACAAAGCACATCGTAAACAAAATAGAGATGAGTCTGATTACGATTGGCCTCATATCTTTAATTGTCTTAACACGATTAGAGATGAGCTAAAAGAGTTCTTTCCCTACAAAGTAATTCAAGTAGACACTGCTGAAGCTGATGATGTTATTGGTGTGCTATGTCATGAATTCGGAGTGCAATTAGGTTCTTCGGATCCAATCTTGATACTTAGTGGGGACAAAGACTTTATCCAATTACAGAAGTTTACTAATGTAGACCAATTCGATCCTGTGAGAAAAAGAAAAATTGCTCACAAGGATCCATCGTTGTATACATTAGAACATATTTGTAAAGGTGATAGAGGCGATGGTGTTCCTAACTGTCTATCTAAAGACGACGTGTTTGTATCTGGTGGCAGACAAAAGCCAATGAGACAAACTATACTGTCTAAGATTATTGAGACTGTTAAGAAAGAAGGAGATCATAACTTAAATCAGACATATGATTGGGCTTTAGGATATCAAAGAAATAGAGCGTTGATTGATTTGCAATTTACACCAAGTGAAATTAAAACCGAGGTGTTGAGACAATTCAATCATCAGAACAAAGACAGAAAAAATCTGTTTAACTTCTTTGTATCAAGGAAGCTAAATAATCTAGTAGAAAATATAAGTGAGTTTTAATATGGCAAAAAAAGGATTAGGCGAAATAATTAATGAAGTCAAAAAAGCTAAATCAGTTGGCGAAAAGATTCGAATCTTGCAACGAGAGGACAATCGCGAACTGAGAGGTATCTTTGAATTAACTTACGACAACAGACTTAAATGGGGACTACCAGAAGGTAATCCTCCTTACAAGCCTCTTGATAAGTCTATGGACAATCAAGGGATGATGTATTCAGAAATGAGAAGGATGTATGTGTTCCTAGAAGGTAAAGCAAACGTCTCTAAAATGAGAAGAGAGCAAATGTTTATTGAACTTTTAGAAATGATTGATCCCGACGATGCGTTGTTGATGTTGGAAGTTAAATCAAGAAAGATTAAGGGTGTATCTAAGAAAGTAGTAAAAGATGCTTACCCAGACTTTTTAGACGATCCACAGAATCAGTAATGCCTCTATACGAATTTCAAGACACTGAGACTGGTGAGCAGTTTGAGATGCTTCTAAAGATATCTGAAAAAAAAGATTTGCAGACATTAATAAATTGTGAATAAGCCTCTAAATTTTTACTAAACAATACTGCTTTCATCAATTCCTCCCATTTTT